CCCTTTCAAACTGTAGTTAATTCGTTAAGGGATGGTAAAGATGAGCAGTCTACTTTAGCTTCTTTAGGAGAGTCTGCTTTTCAAAGTATAGCTGAATTAACTAAACCTTTCTTTTCAGAAAGTATTTACACAGAAAGATTATTGGACTCTACAGTAAGACGTGGAAGAAATGTTGATGGTAGAAGAATATATAATGAAGAGGATGAGATTGGAACAAAGATTTCTAAATCTTTATTACACGTTGTAGATTCTTTTACTCCAGGATCTACTAGTCAAATAGGAAGATTAATTAAATCTTCTGCAAATTTACCAGATGAATATGGTAAGAGCTATAATTTATTAAGAGAAGCTCCTGGTATATTTGGATTTAGAAGTATTGAAGTTGATCCAGTAGATAGTATGAAATACATGGTTACATCTTTTAATAATAGAAAATCTAATGCTAGAAATTTATTTACATCTGAAGCTTTAAAAGGAGGAGATATATCTTCTAATGAAGTATTAGAGTTATATCAAAAATCTGAAAAAGCACGCTTTGATGTATTTAGAGAAATGAATAAAAATGTTAATGCTGCTAAAGTATTAGGCGCTACTTCTGGAGACTTAGCTCCTCAATTAAAACGTGTTAGTAAAACAGATAGAACAGCTATTGAAACAGGAAGATATGAACCTTATGATCCATCAGAAGAAGTCAGAGATATCTTTAGACAAAACTCTTTAAAACTAGGCGTACCTGACCCATATATTGAAGCTCTTCCAAGAATAAAAGCTTATCAAGGTTCTAATAAAAACATCTCTTTAACTGATGATAAAGAACCTAACTTTTCTTTATTAGCTCCAGTAGAAGAAGCTCCAGCTCAACCTGTAGCTCCAGTTCAACCTAATTTAATGAACATTGCACCACCAACAATACCTCAAGCTAGTCCTTTAGTTCCGAACATTCCAGTAGGAGCACAATTAAAACCCCCTATTCCAACATCTACAATAGCTTCTTCTCCTGAACAAAGAGAAAGATTCAATCTTGCTTTTAACAATCCCGGTGATATTGTGCGCGTAAAAGATGGCGGATTTATTGCTAACAAAAATATTTTTAAGGTATGATAGAAGACAAGGTATTAGATTTGGAAACTCAAATGATCGTTCATGAAAAGGAATGTTCACTTCTGTGGAGAGAACAAAGAGAAATCAATGAACGTTTATTTAAATCAATAGATAAAAATACATCAACATTAGAAGAACTTAAATCAACAATAGAAGTATCAAGAGGAAGTTTAAAAGTTATTGGCTGGTTAATAGCTATTACTTCTGGAATTTTAGGAATTATTATAGCTTTTAAAAAGCTATTTTAACTCATCGACTCACCCCAATTATTACCAATAGATACGTCTACTTTAGAAGGAACAATCATTGAAGGTACAGATTCTTCCATAGTCTTTTTAATAACAGGAATATCGTCGTTATCAACAGAGATAGCTAATTCATCGTGTATTTGAATTAAAGGAATGTATCCGAGTTTACTTAAATCAACCATTGATTTTTTAATTTGATCAGCAGCAGATCCTTGTATTAATCTATTCAAAGCTTTAAATGTCATTGCTCTTTTTAAATAAGTACCGTATTCTCTTTCGGCTTCTTTTCTAGGTAAAGCAGTATGTACTCCATAAGCAACTGGTTCCCATTTATCAAATCTACATAATCTACCAAGTAGTGTTCTAATAAAACCTTCTGTTGCAGCTTTATAACTACAAGCTTCTGCTAATTGTTTTACAAATGGAACTTTATTATTATATCTTTCGTAAAGTGCTTTAGCTTCTACTTTGTCAACTCCAAGTTCGTTAGCAAGTTTACTTATACCCATTCCATAAAACAAACCTAAGTTTACAACCTTTGCAATCTTTCTATCTATGTTAGCCATGTCAGCCATCATAGTATGGAAGTCTGCATTAGGATCTGTTTTATAAGCTTCTAATACTTTGTCTGCTCCTTCTAGTTTAGTTAAACTAGCATAGTGTACAACTAGCCTTGGTTCTTGTTGTGAGTAATCAAATGAACCCCATTTCTGTCCAACTTCTGGAAGAAACAAAGATCTTATCATGGGGCCAATATACGCATCCCTTGCTGGAATTTGTTGTAGATTAGGGTTAGACATTGAGAACCTACCTGTAACTGTTCCGGATTCGCCATCTCGCAATTGATGTATGTCTGCATGTATTCTGCTGTTGACAGAATGATCCAAGATAGTGTCAATAAAAGTAGTATGTGCCTTATTAATTTCTCTCGCCTTAACAATCTTCTTAGGAATAGGATGCTGGTGGTTTTGTAAGAATATTTTTGTGAACGACGGATTGCCTTTTTCAGTCGTACCATACTTAATCTTAAGCTTATCAAAGATTTTTTGGATGTTCCTTGATGCCCACATTTCAAGTTCAATCCCTGTTTCTTTTTTAATCTCTTGTAATAATTTTTGTTCTTCAGAGATAAGTTTCTTTTTATAAATTTGTGCTTGGTCAAGATCAACTCTCACACCTTTCCATTTCATGTTAATTAACAAAGGAAGTAATTCTGTTTCTGTATTAAAAATAGAAACTACGTTTTGTTTTAAAAGTTCTACCTCTAATATATTCCATAATCGTAATGTCAACTCCGCATCTTTTTCAGCGTAGGGGCCAACAAATGGAGCAGGTAGTTTCCACATTTCTCCTTTAGGGTCTACACCCCATTCCCTAGCAGCTTGTTCTAAAAGCTTTTCTTCTTTGTGATCTTTTAAATAAATTCTAGATAAATTATTTAAACTATATGTCCATTCATTCTCATTAATAAGAGGAGCGGCTATCATTGTATCTACAATTCTTCCCTTAACATTTACTCCAAAGTTTCTTAACCAACCTATATCGTAAGAAGCATTGTGAAACACTTTTGTATTTTCTTCATTAGATAAATTTTCTATCAACCATTTCTTTACAATCTTTGGATCTAAGTTCCCACCGCCTTTATGATTTATAGGAAGATACATAGAGAAACCTTCTACAGCTATAGCAACTCCAACAAGTTCTCCATTGTTTGTAGCCCAGCCTGGGCCTTTTGTTTTTATATCTGGATCTCTTGTTTCACAGTCAACAGCTATTGTTTTTCTTAACCTTAAATCTGGAAGCACTTCTGGCGCAAACCATTCTGATTGTGGACTATAAAGAGGTATCTTGTGAGTTGTCATAATATATAATGTTTGTTTTTAAGTTATAAGTTGTTTCTAAGATCATAGATAAATAATGAATTGCTTTTTTAATATCTTGTTCTTTTCCTTTTTGTTTATGTCTGCTTACGTATTTAATTACGTTTCCCTCTGCAAAAGGAATGTTATTCTTAATAATATAATCAGTGGGTTGAATAACCAAATCTTGATAATGGTTTCCGCCTATTTGATTTTCATATGCACTCATTCTATCTCCTACGGTAGTTGGTATCCGTTTCTTGTATATGGCTCTACAATATGTAGAGTTTCTTTAGTTCTAGTTACACCTACATACTTACATCTTTGCTCATTGTCAATGTCAAAGTGTAAAGAATTTTTTCTAACTCTTTGTGTAATATCTTTTAAGAAAACAACATTATCTGCTTCTCCTCCTTTAGCACCATGGATAGTAGATATTTTTATTCTTGCATTCTTACCTATATCTTTTTCTGTTTCTAATACACGCTTCATGTAACCAATATGATCATCACTCATTGTATCAAAAGCTACATGCCAAGGTTTATTCGCAACCCATAAACCATATCCATCAATCAATTCTTTTAAGTCAAATGTATGCGCTGGATCTAAAGTAGGATCGTTGAATTTAGTTTTAACCCCATGTTTGCATCCAACATTAGAACTTATATGTTCATAAATAAATTTAGCTTCATTAATTGTAACTCTGCCTCCCTTATGTAACAGATCCCATAAACCTATTAATCTATGGTATAAGTTTGCAATACATATCTCTCCTTTAAACTGAAAGTAATATCCTCTGTCTATAAAATATTGTTTTAATGGTTTTAAGAATACATTGTTTCTACACAGCACCATGAATTGTCCTTTAGAAAAATCAATGGAGTCATAATTAGCATGATGCCTTATATCTCCTTCAAAATCTCTTGGTTTATATTCTTTTTTAATTCTTCTTGATATCTGCCCTAGTATGGGAAGTGAGTAATTTTTATGCACGACTCTTGGAACACGGTAAGATTGAGATAATATGATTTGATTATCACAAGGTGTTTCAATGAAATGATTTACATCTGCGCCATTAAAAGAATACAAAGCTTGATCATCATCTCCTGCTATATAACTATGTTCACAGTTTTGTTCTAATAAAGCAACCATTTTCCAGTATAATGGACATAAGTCTTGCGCTTCATCTATGAATATAAATCTAAAATTTGTTTTAATTTTTTTATTAATATAAGTTTCTATTAGATCGGTGTAATCTAGTTTGCTATTCTTCTTCTTCCAATTAAAATATTCTGTCTCAACCTTTTTTATTTCTGGAATCCATACAGGTAAGTTTAAATCATAAACTAACTTCTCTACGTCCATTGTTTTAACTCTAGCTAAATTAATTAGTTTCAAATGATCTTGATCTATTTTACTTTGCATATCGTAATCACTTTCTATTTCCCCATAAACATTAAAGCCAATACCACAGTCTTCTGAAAACTTTCTGTATTGAGCAGAAGACATTACTTGTGGTGCTCCTATCTTTTCATAAGCTAAACTATGTAATGTTCTGTATTCAATTTTCTTATTGGGAAACAAAGCTTCTCCTCTTTCTTTTGCTTCAACAGCTGCTTTCTTTGTAAAGGCAAAGTAACCTATCTCTTCTGGAGCAGCATTATATTTCTCTAAACATTCTCTTACTATCTCAAGTAAACGAGTTGTCTTACCAGTTCCCGGTGGCCCAAATATCTTTGTTCTCAAAACGGTGTCTCCTCTGGTTGACTGTTCTTAGCGCTAGTATCCAGTTTAATAGTTCTCATCTTAGGATCATCTACAACTCTTACTCTGACACTAAGTCTTATATGCTCATCCTTTTTAATTTTAATCTGTCTTTCTTCTGCTTTAATAGTAAAGCGTAAAGTTTTATATAGAATATTTTGATCAATCTTAAAACCAGCGTTCTTAATATATTCTTCCAATACTTCTGCTTTAAAGAATATCTTACCATCATTAATGTAATTCTTTCTCTGTAATAGCACATCTTCATTTTCTGAAGAACTTGGCCAACGAATTAAAAAATCATTAAACAAAGATTTAAATCTTCCAACAAACTTATCTTCTTCAGAAACTTCTATAATGTTTAAACTTCCCTCAGCCATCATCGCATTAACCGTATCAATCCAATCAGACTTCTTCATCAAAGGAGGCATGGTATGTAATACTTCCATACATCGTCTTTGGAACTTCTCAAACATCTGCAGCTGTTCTGTAGTTAATTCTATTCTTGCATCATCTACATCCATAAACCATAATGGCGGATCTGTTTCTACAACTGTAAGATTACCAAAGGTTGGATGATCTGGAGTACCCACACCAAATTCTTTTTTAACACAAGCTTTCTTATCGCAGAATTTTTCTAAAGGATCTTTATTACATTGATAGTTATATTCTTTTTCTTTTGCTGAGGCGATAATGTTATTTAGTTCTGTATGTTCTAGCTTTGGTTTGAAGTATTCTTCGTTTACTTTACTTACTTCATTCTCCCAATTTTCTTTCTTTGTTTTAATAAAGTAAACACAAATATTAAACATAGTGTTATTGCGTTCTCCTTTGCCTACAGATCCTTTCGCAAGAATAGCATTTAAGCAAGGTGGGCCACCAGCTAATATTTCATCTGGATCTTTAATTGTTAAACTATTGAATTGTTCTTTTGTTAATTTGTATTTGTCATACAGTTGAAAAAATTCTTGTAGACTTGCAGCTGATCCATCATCATTGAAAGCATAACGCATACCAATACCATAAGGAAGATTGAGCCAGTTACCTGTATCACCACGATCGCTTCTTATTTCTGTTTGCTTTGGAAATATTTCTGATCCCGGATACCCTATAGATAAAGCACACTCCTTTAACTTTTGTTTCATCTCGGATGCTTTAATTCCATCTGGAATAAACATAAAGATATGCATGCCTCCACTCTTTGAGCGACACGGAACAAGGGGCAACTCTAGTTTTCTTATCTTTGTTATAACTTCTTTGTAATCTATCGGATAAATATCTACATCAATAACTCCCCAACAACACGTGTTGTCTTCTCTGATTGGAATGATGCCTATTGAGTAATGTGTTTTTTCTAAATGTGATTTATATATATCTAACGTTACTGGTTTAGTTACAGTCTTTAAGATACCTTCTTCTTTGCCATTTCCCTTTTGAGAATTCTTTGGCTGATAATATCCATAGGCTCTATCTAAACCAGTAAATATCTGGCTAAATTTTATAACTTCTTGTTCTAGCATATATTGATAGCCCCCTCGTTAAAGGGGGCTAAGTGCAACTAAAATGCTGCGGTTGTTTTTTCTGCTTCTTCTCTATCTTCTGGCTTGATTTTAGTTTCGCCTTTAGCAATGCTTTCAGCGAACAATCTAGCTTGTTGATAGATGTTCATGTCAGTTACTGTGCTTTTTTGTTGCGTCTTGATAGAGTCACTATCTTCAAACGCAAAGTTCACATCCCAACCAATCCATGTACCTCTTTTATTCTGTTCCTTAACAGTTTTAAGTTTGTA